TGCGATTTCTTGGTTTCTTTTAACTGGAACGGCCAAAGACATTGTAGGTATTATGATCTTAATAAGTTTTGGTGTTTGGTTTGCAACCATAAATTTTAGAAAATAGTAATATAAAAGCAGTAAAAGATATAAATATCTACACATAAACATTAAACCCACTTTAATTAGTGGGTTTTTTGTATGTATAAAACCTTTTAATGTCTTAATTATCTATTAGACTAAAACTAACAACTAGGGCTTTATGAATAAAAATTTTGATGATTTTATAGATAAAAAAGCAAAACAACTACCTAATAGACGCTATGAAGTGCGTTATCCAGAAAATGTACCAATAATTTTAGATTTACTTGAACAATGCGTAGAAAAAAAGAAAACAACACCTAATCATTTTTTATATAGCTACAGATCAATAGCTGAATATTTATATGATGAGTGTCAAATGCACGAAGCAACAAAAGAGGGTTTACGCAAGGCAATAGCACGTATAGCAAAGGATTATGAACTTGAACTTTGAAGATTTTGTAAAAGCTAAACAAGACGAAAAAGCATATAAGCGTGATGATAAACACCCACAAGGTTATACACCGGGGGTTGAGTGGAAAGGCAATAGTGGTGTTATAACAACAGCACCAACACAAGCTAAAGATAGTGCAGATGTAGATTGGGATAGTTGGATTGATTACTGGTTAGGTGACGGTGCTAGTAAAACATTTTATATAAAGCGTGGCGATCCAATAAACTTCAGGGTGTGGGACGCTTGGGGTAAGAACCCAAAGACCGGGGAAACTGAACCAACAAAATTTTATTATTTTAAAGCTAATCTTTATTCACGTGACCAAACAATGCGTGATAGTGATTTTGACAAGTTACTAAAAAAAGTATCTGTTATAAAACCTAAACCTATTAAAAAAGCTACAAAGAATACTAGCTGTATGGTCGTGTGTTTAAGCGATTGGCAAATTGGTAAATATAATACGGAACTTGCAGTAGAAAATTATCTTAATGGTATAAACAAAATTAAAAAACACGTTACTGATCTAAGAAAGAAACACACAATAGATAAATTAGTTTTAGTGGGTATGGGCGATTTATTAGAAAATTGTGGAAATCAGTTCGCACCCAATGGTTTATGGGAACAAGTCTATGACGGTCGGCAGCAAATGATGATAGCTAGACGTATGCTAACTAAAACAATAGAAATACTTGCACCAACATTTTCAGAAATATTATGTGTTGCAATAGCTGGTAATCACGGTCAAAAAAGACAAAACGGTAAAATTGAAACATCTTATGGCGACAACTTAGATTATGAACTATTTGACAATGTTGCTGAAATATTTAATAAAGCACCAGCGTTTAAACACGTTAAGTTTCATATACCAGAAAACGATTTAGTTGTAAGTATAGAAGTATTACCTAAAGTTATTTTATCTGCAACACACGGTGATCTATGCAAACGTGGTAGTACAGCTTCACATAAGGTTTTAAATTGGTTTACTAAAATGGCTTCACAACAAACTAATAGTAGTTTGTATGACACATCAGTAATGCTTACAGGCCATTACCACCATTTTTTTAGTTTTGAAAGTGATACAAGATTGTTTATTGGAACAACTGCACAAGACCATAGTGGACAGCAATATTTTGCACAAACTGGTGGTGGATCAGCACCAAGTGGCACAACAACATTTTTAATGCACAACAAAGACGGTCGTAAATGGAGTGATATTAATATACTTTAAGTAAAGGAAAGTATGAAATTAACAGTAGTAAGAACACAATTTGGTACAGACGCAACTAATGGAATATTGCTTATTGATGACGTATTTGAGTGTTATACATTAGAAGATCAATACCAAGAAGTTAAAGTTATGCACGAAACTTGCATACCAGAGGGTATTTACGACATAAAATTAAGAACAGTTGGTGGTTTTCACGAAAAATATAAAGCAAGGTACAGCAATCATAAAGGTATGTTGCATTTACAAGATGTACCGGGTTTCACTTACATTTTGATACACGCAGGTAATACTGATGAACATACTTCTGGTTGCTTGATTGTAGGGGAAACACAACAAGATTTAGATATAAGCAAAGACGGTTTTATTGGTCATAGTGGAAAGGCATACACAAAACTATATGACAAAGTAGTAAAAGAGTTGCTGCAAGATAATGATGTTACTATTGAATATACAACAATTACAAAATTATTAAACAGTAGTGAAAAAATCGTGCCAAAAAAACGCAAAAAAGTAACAAGATTTGTACCGTTAAAAAAAGGTGATACAGGAAAAAAAGTAAAACAACTCCAAGTTATGTTAAATGTAATAAATAAAACATTAATAACTATTGACGGTGATTATGGCAACAATACTTTAGCAGCTGTTGTTACATTTCAAAAGAAATATAAATTAAAAACAGACGGTATTGTTGGCAATATGACTTATGCAAAGTTGGTTGAAGTTAATAGGACTAAAATTAATAAAGGAAAGGTTACCATTGAGTAAAGTAGATAAAAAAGATTGGAAAGCGTACTGGAAATTTATGTTTGCAAAAGCATTTAGAACTGGACTACAATCTGGTATTTCTTTATGGTTAGCAAATTCAAGTGGGATCATTGACGCAAATATGTTAGAACTTATTGGTGTGGCTTTTATGACTTCATTTGTAACAGTAATGCAACACGCACTAGAACAGTACAAACCAAAAGAAACTTTCTAACGCACCCAATCGCAGCAGGAAACAAAAAGACCGGGTGGTTGAAATACCCGGTCTTTTTTATACGTACTAACAATGGAGTGTTAGAAATCTAATAGTAACATACTTTTTTTTGTAAATACTTCACATTGTAAATAATTTATATATACTAAAAAGAAACAAAGGAGTGAACAATGGACAAGTATAGTAATCCAGATGTATTTATTGTATTAGGTGGTTTTGTTGCCATTTTTTTATTAGGTGCATTATTAGCAGAAGTTGCAGTATTTATTGCAAAAATGCTTGGTTATGAAGATGTTGAAGATAAACCTAATGTAGATTTTTGGCAAAGACTTGAAGACGGTGAAGTATTAGACGCAGATAATATGTTTAAATAATGTTTGTTAAAAAAGATAATAGTTTTTTAGCAAAAAGATTACTAAAACATTTATTTACTAATCCAACAAATGTGTTATTTTATGTAAAAAATTTAATTTTGCACTATGATAAGACACCAAAGGAAATTAGATTATTTCAATGTTTTATGTGTAAAGAAAATTTTGTATATCCATACAAAAGTAAAGATTATATTGCTTGTAATAATTGTTGGAAAAATTTATAAATAAAAGGAGTGTAATGACACAAAGCGAACAAATAGCAAAACAAGTTGCGTTAAAAGCAGCAGTTGATCTTGCTAAAGATAAATTTAATGTTGAAAACAACATTACAGAACAATTAGAAGTTATTAAACAGATTTCTAATAATTTATATGAACACATAAAACCAGTAGTTGCGTTTCAAGAACCGTCAAGCGTTATTGAAAAAGAACCAATGAACGAACAAAAAGTTACATATAAATACACAGATGAAAAACCAACTGTAAGTGTTGGCGACAAACCTAAATTTGAAGCAAAATGTCCAAGTTGTGGATCTAAAGTTTGGGACAATCGTGAAACAGCAAAAGATAAACAACCAAAATGGAAATGTGGCAATAAAGACGGTTGTGATACTGGTAAAGGTTATGCGTGGGCTAGTTGGAACGAAGACGAGTTTGATAACCAAATAAAGAAATTTATGGAAGAACAAACACCAACAGCGAAAGTTGATTTAGAAGATTTAGAACCACCGTTTTAATGGCAAAAAACAAACATACGTGGTGCTACAAGTTTCTTTATTGGCCAAGATATAACAAAGATAAAATTACTTTATTTACTGTTGATACAGACTTGGGTTTAGGTTACGCAGAAAACGTAGCGTGGGGAAATGCTACATTTGACGGTTGTCACGGTTTTAAATATCTAGGTAGATCAAAAGTAAAATGACAATATTAGAAAACATAAAGCAACTATTAAGACACCTTACAACAGAACAAGAGTTGAAAGAAGTTAAAAAAATGGTTGCTTTATTAGAAATGGAGTTAAAAGAAAATGTTAAAAGATGAATTTTTATATTGGATAAATTGGTTAAAAGTTAGGTGGCCAAACGCACAGCTTGGTGAGTATTCAGTTAAATCATTATATAAAGATTTTGAAATATATGATGATGATGTATTTGGTAAAGTCTTGCTTGATTATTTTGAAAGTGGTAATGAATTTTTAGATTGGTCAAAAATCAAAAGATTATGTAAAGAGTTCCAGACACAAGCGTTCACAGAAAAAGCACAAACAATACGAGAACAAAAAGCATTAGAGGATAAGCAAGTAGATCCACCAAGTAGTTTACAATCGTATCTTAAAATGCTTGGATATAAAACTTTTGCTGAAGCTGTGTTTTATAAAACACAAGAATTATATAAATTTGGTGGATTACGTGATTGGCAACGAAAATCATTTGAACCGTATGTTGGTTTAAGTTATAGTGAAGCAAATACAATGGGGTGGCGTTATGGGATTGGAACAGATGTAAATGACAAAAGAAGATGAGTTTATTGGCAGCGAATACGAATTTACATTTACGATTACACCACATTGGTTATTAGAAATATTAAAACCACTTGAATTAATGGTGTATGTTGCACTAGGACAATATGCAGACAATAAAACTAAAGAGTGTTGGCCAAGTGTAAGTAAATTAGCTAAAGATGTAAATAGATCAAGACAAAGCACAATAACAGCTTTACAGGGACTTGAAGAAAAAGGCGTTATTGAAGTAAAGCAGCGATTTAAGGATAAAGGCGAACAAACAAGCAATCTTTATGTGTTAAAACTTACACCGGTGTCAAGAAAACTTGACAGGGGGGGTAAAGAAAACAAGACAGGTAGGGGTATAGAAAACTTGACACAAACTATACTCAATAGAACTATATCCAATGAACTATATTCTAGGGAAGTACAAGAACTTTATGTAAACAATATACAAAAGGTATGTGGATATGAAAAACCTACTAAAAATCAATGGGGTAAGATTTACGCAGCAGCAAAACAACTACACGAAGCCGGGTATGAACCAACAGACATACCAGTTATTGCAAAAAACTTAGTTAAAACGTATGGCGTGGGTGCATTAACACCACAAGGCATAGTAAATAACGTTCATTTGGTTAAAGGTGCAAGAACTGCAACAAATAAAGATGTAAATAAAGCTATGGATCAGAAAGCGTTGGAAGATTGGGCAAATGATAACTAAGTGCATATTAATTTACGCTTTACTTGTTAATAACTTTGGTTATGGCGTTGCAGATGAAGTTATAGATATAACTGATTGCAACAACTATGTACCAGAAACTTGTTATCAATACGCAACATTACTTGTAGAACATTTTAGAGAAAAAAACATAGAAACAGCTGTAAAAGTAATGTGGTGTGAAAGTCGCAACAAAGCAGACGCATATCGTTGGCAAGATCAAGATAGTGGCTTATTTCAAGCAATACCAAGAACGTGGGGTTGGGTAAAAGAACAACACGAAATACCTTACTGGGATTACCCGGTTAGAAATACCTATGCACAGTTTATTCCACGTTATAATATTCAAGTAGCTGCATTACTTGTACAAGATATGCACACAAGGGATAATTATTGGCAACCGTGGAATAGTAGCCAATGGTGTTGGGAACATACGGACAAATGGATTGCGAAATGGCAAAATGAAAATAGGTAGTTTATTTAGTGGTATAGGTGGTTTAGACCTAGGAATTGAAAAAGGTTTATCTAAATACGGTGCTGAAACTGTTTGGCAAGTAGAAATGGATAAACATTGTGTCAACGTATTAAAAAAACATTGGCCAGACGCACAACAAATACAAAATGATATAAATGATGTTGATTTTACTAAATTAGAACCAATAGATATGTTAATAGGTGGCTTCCCTTGTCAAACTTTTAGTGTGGCAGGAAGCAGGAAAGGAATGAATAAAGAAGATGATAGAGGAATATTGTGGTATCAATTTGAACGAGCCATTAGCGAAACTAGACCAAAATGGGTTGTTGCAGAAAATGTCCGGGGATTACTTACAGCAAAAGATGACCAAGGGCGAAAAGGTGGTGCATTCGCAAGAGTTGTATCTTACTTGGCCAGCAGGGGGTATCGTGTTGAATGGCAAATTATATCAGCAGGATCGGTTAATGGGCCGCACCTTAGGGAACGTATCTTCGTCGTCGCCAAAAAAGAAAACGTGGAGTACACCGGCAGCAAGTCAGACTGGTACAAAGATAAACAAACAAATGCCGTCAGCAAAAGCTGGGAAACACGGATCAACGATTTCACAGGACGTAGGGGAAATAAACAGGGAAGTAATTGGCAAGAGATTGAACAGCAAATGGGTAGCATTAGTTATGGGTTTTGCCCCGGATTGGCAGGAAATTTAGGACTACCAAACTATTGGGACTATTTTGCAGATCACGTGAATTGGCCAACACCTACTGCAACACAAATAGAAAGAAGTAATTTAGTAATTAGTGAAAAAAATTCAAATAGATTTGTACATAAAGACGGTAAAACATATCCAATGAATTTAACAGAAAAAGTAAAATCTGTTGAAAAAGAAATGTGGCCAACACCAACAACACAAGATACACCACACAAAGATATTGAACTTACTGATAACGGTAGAAGAAAATCAAAAGACGGTAAAAGTTCACATAGTATTAATTTACAGGACAAAGTGAATTTAAGTCATAAAACAATGTATGACACGCCTTTAAAACATACGGCAGTTGATAATGCAGCACCGAGCGAGTGGAAAAGAAATAGTCACAATATAGTCGTACAATCGCATTACAAAGAATATGAACCTTGGGAAACAGTACCACGTGCAGTTGAAGATTATCCACTACGCAAACAAAAATTAACAGCACTTGGTAATGCAGTAGTCCCAGCTTGTGCAGAATTTGTAGGTTTGTGTATATCTAGGGCAATAGATAAAAATACTATTGTATTTGACCAAAACATTAAAAATGAAACAATTAGAGATAATCAATAAATTAAATCAGCTAGATGTATTTGGACAGCTTAGCGAAACAACAAATATTTACGAACATTACGATTGCTATAACGATAACTACCTAATTGAAATAAAATCTAGGCAACGTGAATATAATCCGTGGCTAATAGAAAAATACAAGTACGATAAAAACTACACACAAGCAACTAAAGATAAAAAGCTATTTATTTACGTTACAGAATATAAAACAAGAATTATTGCGTGGAATATAACTGATCTAACAATAAACGGCTATAAATTTAATTGGGAAACAAGACTACAACCAGAAACAACAGAATTTTATTTAGACGAACCTATACCAAAACGTGTAGGTTATTTATTAGAACAATTTGGCAAGATACTTAGATAATATCAAAAATAATGTAGTAAATATACGGCTACTATAATTTATACAATAGACTTAAAGGTATGTGCGATATGAACGCAGGATATGATGACATAAATGAACTTGTAGCAAATGTTATGGGTTTAAACGATTGGTTACAAGATCGTGAACCAGTAGAACCAGTTGCAAAAGACGGTAGCTGGGGTGGTATGAACTTTACAATAAATTGGTTTGATAACACTAAATCACGTTACTGCATAAGACTTAACACAGACGGTACATACGATATGCAAATATTTCAGTATCAAGGTTACAAACAACTTGGATTAGCAATAGAAAGATCATTACCACGTGAAAGTATATTGATGTTGCTAAGTACAACCTATCAAGAAATTACATCACAATCTAATCAAGTGCTTGATAGTTTAAGATTTGAAGTAAGTAAAGAAACACAGGAAATACTTAAAAAAGAAATCTAATCAACTACCATTGTTATATGACGTGGCAGGACAGGGCATTATGTAATAATCTACCTACTACTTTATTCTTTCCGGGTACAACAGACCACACAGATAAACAATATTGGGAAACACATAGTATGTGCCGTGAGTGTCCAGTAAACATAGATTGTTTAGAATATGCGTTAGAACAAGACTTAGAATATGGTTTATATTGCTTACCAGAACGTGTAAGGCGTAGGTTTAAAACTAAACCACCACTTGATCTAATTAAAACAATGCAAGAAACATTTACAACATTAGATATTATTGAAGCTGAGTTTGATTACTACGGTAAGTTAAAAAAGAAACGTTGTTTACGTTGTAATAGAAAAACACGTGGATTTTACAAAGACTACGATAACTGGGGTGGCAGAAGTCATATATGCGTAAGTTGTCATATAGAAATACAAAACAACAAGCAAGTTGATAAGTTATTAGATCGTGAGAAACCAAGTAAGTCAATGCCAGAGTTTGATAGCTATGGACAGCTGGTAAGTAAATGCTGTACTAAATGTGGGGAGAGAAAGATAGCAGAAGAATTTAGTAAGCGTCCACAAGGCATAGGTGGTAAAACAAGTTGGTGTAAAGCGTGTACAAGAAAGAATTTAGAAATATGGCAAGAGAAACAGAAAAATAAGGTAAAGTAAATATAAAGGAGTGTTAAATGGATAATCATAAATTTGGTAAAGGTTTTGTAGATTTTGCAGGATATTCAAAAACAAATAACAAAACAGAAGTAGATTGGTGGACACCACCAGAAGTATTCGAAAAGCTAGGATTAGAATTTGATTTAGATCCAGCTTCACCAACAGGTGGTGTTCCGTGGCTACCAACAAAAAACTATTACACAAAAGAAGATAATGGTTTAGAAAAAGATTGGTATGGTAATGTATGGCTTAACCCACCTTATGGAAGATTTACCGGGAGTTGGTTAGATAAGTTTATTAACCACGGTAATGGTATAGCATTAGTATTTGCAAGAACAGAAACACTTTGGTTTCATAACTACGCATTGAAAGCAGACAGTTTATTGTTTACTAAAGGTAGATTTAAGTTTGCAAAAAATGGTGTACAAAAAGATTATGCAAGTATTGGTTCATTATTTATTGCTTGTGGTGATCAAAACAATGAGGCATTAAAAAATTCAGATATGGGTTGGTATGTAAAATTATGCTAGAGTACATAAACAATGATATTTGATGAAGTAATATTAGATGACTTAGATGAAGAAATCAATAAAGAATATTTAAAAGAACTACGCTTAGGTGATCCTAAAACATTAGAAAAAGATGTTGAATTACGTGTACTTAGCTTAGGTGCAGGTGTACAAAGTTCAACAGTCTTATTTAAAATGTTAGATCAAGAGATAAAACCGGCAGATATAGCTATATTTGCTGATACAGGTAATGAACCTAAAGAAGTGTATAAATGGCTTGAATACCTTAAAACATTAATGAAAGGTAAATTACAGCTAGAAATAGTAAGAAATAATGAAAACACAGGGAATATTATTGATGACTATCGAAGTATAAGTGGCAGACACGGAATAATACCTTTGCACATAAAAAGACAAGACGGTACTACTGGTATTAATATGCGTACTTGCACACACGAATATAAAATTAAACCGATACAACGTAAGATAAAAGAAATAGTTGGTGGATCGTTGCGTGGTAAATGTGTAGAAATGATTATGGGTATAAGTTATGACGAGATACAAAGAGCTAAGACACCTAGTAATAAATGGTCAATTCATTGCTATCCATTAGTAGAAAACAAAATAACTCGGCAAGACTGTAAACATTGGATAAGCCATACAGATTATCCACAACCACCTAGATCAGCTTGTATAATATGTCCATATCACGACAATAAAGAGTGGAAAAACTTACGTGATAACTACCCGGAAGAATATAAATCAGCAGTAGAGTTTGATGAGTGGCTGCGTGATCCTAGTAGTAAATCAACAGCATTACAAAAGTTTAAAGCATATAACGATAAAAAAGGTATGCCAAGCCAACAATATGTTTATAAAGGCAAAGTACCACTAAAAGACGCAACATTAGAAGAACCTAATGATTTTCAAGGAAGTTTGTTTGATGATGAGTGTGAAGGTATGTGTGGTATCTAGCTACCAAAGACCGTGTCTAAAGTGTCGTAGGTTATTTACCCCAGATAACAACAGTAGAAGTTATTGTGCAGAACATAAGCCAATAATTAAACCTAAAAAGAAATACAGTTACAACAAAGGCAAACGACCGTATGATGACGCAGAATATAGACGCAATCGTAAGATAATTAGACAACAACAAAGGTTCTGCGTATGGTGTGGTAGTGGTGGAACAAGTCAGAACAAGCTACAAGTAGATCATATAATACCTATATCTAAGGGTGGTTCGCACGATTTAAGTAATTTGCGTATATTGTGCCAAATGTGTCATAAAAAGCGTCAAGGAGTGGCACACAGGTAAATATTCCATAATTAGCTGTAAATAGCTAAAAACCATATAAATAGGGCTAATAAGGGGTATAGGGGGTACTATGTTTTTTATAGGTAAGACACCCACCACCCCAAACGTAGTTAGCACACTTTTTTTCTGCTCAAATTACAGTTAAATTTACTATGTTTCTTGTTTTTATAATGCGTCAATATGTAGTGCTATGTAGTAGTATGTTGTTACATAGTTGATCTATGTAAGATTGTAAATACAAGGTACATTATGGCTAAACGTGGAAGAATACCTAAGCAAAAAGATAAGCTACAAGGACACAGGGATAACTCATTGAGTGTAATACAGGGTGGTAAGAAATTTGAAACACCAAAACCTAATTCTAGGTGGCTTACTAAAACACGTAAATATTGGCAAGAGTATTGGGACAGCGATTTAGCACAAACAGCACAAAAAGTAGATTTCCCGGCATTTTATAGATTATTTCAATTTTATGATGAAGTTGAACGTGCTAATCGTACAATCCAGAATATGGGTAATGGTGGTCTAATTGATGTAGGTTCTAAAGGCCAACCAGTAGTAAATCCATTAATTATTCTTACATTAAAACTAGAAGAAAAAATATTGAAACTTGAACAAGAATTAGGATTAACACCATTATCACGACAACGCTTGGGAATATCATTTAGTGAAAACGCTATTGGGTTCAGACAGCTTCAGCAGCTTTTACAAGATGATGAGGAACACGAATTAGTAGATCCAAGATTAAAAATTTTAGAAGAAGAATAATGAGTTGGATAAAAAACAGCGTAGAATACGTAAAACAGTTTTTAGAAAATATAAATATAGATGACCACGACACAGAATTTGAAGAAGAATAATGATTAGCTTACCAGAAACAAGGGGTGCAAGGGTTGTAAAGTTTATAGAGAAGTTTTGCGTACACGGTGAGGGTGATTTCTTTGGTGAACCATTTAAGTTAGATCAATGGCAACAAGCAATAATTTATGATTTATATGAAATTAAAGATAATGATGAAAGAAAATATAGGGAAGCATTAATAGGATTACCAAAAGGAAATGGTAAAACAGCTTTAGCAGCAGCAATAGGTATGTATGAACTTCTTGGATCTGGTGTAACTAGTCCATTAGTTGCCGTTGCTGCTGCAAGTTACGAACAAGCAAACCTAGTGTTTGGAACTATGAAAACTATGTGCGAAGAAAGTATATTTTTACGTGATATGGTCGAAACGTTTGAAAACGAAATACAAGTTAAGAACGCACCGGGTAGGGCATTTAGAGTTGCTGCAAAAGCTGGTACAGCAGACGGTGGTAGAAACAGTTGTTTTATTGCTGATGAAATACACGAGTGGAATAACATTAACTTAGAACGTGTACATTATGTTTTATCAAACAATACAGCTAAACGTAAAGACGGATTGGTGCTAAATATTACAACAGCTGGTCACGATCTTGATAGTATGGCAGGTCGTATGTATCAACGTGGACTGTTAAAAGAAGCTGGTAAACAAGAAGATGAAGAATTTTATTTTAAATGGATTGGTGCAAAAGATGATGACGCACCAACAGACGAAACTATTTGGCATAAAGTAAACCCGGCAATAACTAACGATTGGTGGCCAATAGAAAACCTTAGACGTAGGCATAAGTCACTACCACTTAATGAGTTTCAACGATATCACCTTAACCAATGGACAAGAACAGAAGAAGAAAGCTGGATAGAAATAGAAAAATGGTTAGCTTGTCAAGATGAGGAATTAGAACTAGAAACAGGTGTAGATACTTTTGTTGGTGTAGATATGGCACTACGACACGACAGCGTTGCAATCGTGTATGGTCAAAAAGATGATAATGAAATAATTAGTATGAAATCTAAAATATGGCTACCAAATGAAGAAAACTTTATGGATTATCAAGAAATAGAAGCATTTATTATTGACTTGATGAAAGAGTATAAAATAAAAGAAGTAGCGTATGATCCAGCATTTTTTGAACGTTCTGCACAAGTATTGTTAGACCGGGGTGTACCTATGGTTAACTTTCCACAAACACATAGTCGTATGATACCAGCGTGTGGTAACGCTTATGATTTAATTGCTAACACAAAAGTAAGACACGATGGCGACCCAACGTTTACAGATCAAGTAATGAGTGCTGCACAAAAGATAACAGATATGGGTTGGCGTTTATCTAAGGGTAGAAGTAAAAGAAAAATTGACGGTGCAATAGCTATGGTTTTAATGCTTGACAGAATAACTGCACCAGAACCACTTAGTGATGAACCAGAAGTTGCTATTATAAATCTATGAGAAACTATATAACAACACTAATTGAAGTAGTAGGTGCAGGACTTATAATTTATGGAGTATATACAATGAACGTATCATTAGCGTTAATAATCGCTGGTGCGTTTTTAATTACAGGAAGTTATTTAGCAGTTAGATGAGTTTATTCAAAAGAGAGAACAGGGACGCAGCTTTAGGTAACCTTGT